ACAATATACCCATAGGTAAAGTAAAATTCAATACCCAAGGGTTATTTACCACAAGGTAAACTTAGCTATGCTCATGAGCATGGATAAATACGAAAAACGAAGGCTACGCCTCATTCAGCTGAGGGATGATTACTGCGACGGCAAGGCGCTAAGCATCGCCCGCAAAATTGACCGGGAACCATCATATGTTTCACGGATGTTATACCCTGAAGGAAAATCGGGTAAGAAACGTATCGCCGATGATATGGTTGAGATAATCGAAAGATCTTTTGACCTACCTCGCGGTTGGATGGATGGACTTGTGGCTCAAGATGTGCAAAACATACGAGTTACAAAGCAACCAAGCCGAATGAAGGGATATCCATTGATAAGCTGGGTTCAAGCTGGGGCATGGTCTGAAGCCCTGGAACCATATTCATTAAACGACATTGACGAATGGCCAGAATCTTCCGCCCATGTAATGGGTCCGGCGTTCTGGCTGAAAGTGCAAGGCGACTCCATGACTTCGCCTGTCGGGCTTAGCATCCCTGAGGGAATGATGATTTTCGTCGACACTGGGCGTGAGGCCGAGAACGGAGACCTCGTGGTTGCTAAGCTTGAAGGCTCTGAGGCCACTTTCAAAAAATTAATCATCGACGCAGGGCAGAAGTACCTTAAGCCTTTAAACCCTATCTATCCCATGATCCCCATTAACGGTAACTGCCGAATCATCGGTGTGGTTATCGAAGCCAGGATCATGCTGAAGTAGCTCTTACGGCGGCCCAGCGTCGCCGTTTTCCTTCCACCTCTCTGATTTCCTATAACGCCATTTTTTAATCGTCGTTTTCTCATTCTCAAAATATTTACCCGCAGGTATTGATTTAATTATATACCTGCGGGTATGCTTAAATTCACGACACAACATGGAAGCGCACTCCTTCAAACCAGTTATGGGTGACAGGTGTGAAAACAGCGGAGTGCGCTTCCAGTTGTGGTGAATTGCAGCCGCTCCGACGGCAACCAGAAGATCAGCGTCTGGCCCACAACTTGAAACCTGTAAAAGCTGCGTTGCTGTCTTTGGCGGCATCCGTCTCTACCCGTGAGGATGCCGCAATTTTTTTACGCAACACACAAGAGCATCACCGTAGCGACGGCTCATAACCCAATCGCACGGGCTGTTCCACCAGCAGATGCTCTTCTGTGTTGTGTGGAGAAACTAACCTGGCGGTGGCAGCCGCCTTCTGAGGGTAAACCGATGAGTAATGAACGTTTAACCAAAGTGCCCGATTTCCTGGGCGAACTGGACGGCGGGGTGTTCGAGAACAAGATCGCCGTCGCACTTAGTGAAGTAGCTTTTGGCGTACTGAACAACGGCCAGAAAGGGAAAGTAACCCTGACGTTTGAAATTGACCGCATGAGCAATTCTGTCGAAGAGAAGCGCGTCAACATCAAGCACAAGCTCTCCTATGTACGCCCTACCCCGCGCGGAAAGTCTTCCGAAGAGGACACCACCGAAACCCCAATGTATGTGAACCGCGGCGGCAAGCTGACCATCTTGCAGGAAGATCAGGGCCAGTTGTTCACCCTTGCTGGCGACGCTGACGCGAAACTGCGCGCCCAGCAATAACCCTTTCACATTTTCTTAAGGAAGAATCATGTCCCACTCTTTAGACGGTACCGCGATCGAAAAAATTAGCGATCTGACACTCTCCCGCTATATGGAAGAGAAGCTTGAAAGCGTGGATTGCCCTGCAGCTGTCATTCCTCAGGGTGTCCGCATTGATAGCCTGGAGTCGCTTTGCCTGGAGCGCTACCGCTTCCGCGGCAAGATGGTAACCGCCAGCATTGAAGACTTTACGCGCTATTCCACTGGCTACGCTGCTGAAGGTAGTCGCTGCTTTATCAACGCTGACGATATGCGCGCCGCAGCCGTCTTCAACCTCGGCACAGTCGAAAGCCCAGGGCATGCAGACAACACCGCTCACCTTGCGCTTAAAAAGACCGCCCCGTTCTCCTCCCTGCTATCCATCAATGGCGAGCGCCACAACCAGAAAGCGCTGGCCGAGTGGCTGGAAGATTGGGCAGAAAACCTAATCGGCTTTGATGCCGACGGCGAAACGATCGACGCGAAGAAGTCTGCGGCGGCGATCCGCAAGATCACTATCGAATCTATCCAGAAAGCGGACTACGAGGATCAGGACTTCAGCGGCAAGCGCTCTTTGATGGAAAGTGTTGAAGCTCGCACGCAGGACATCATGCCGGTGGCGTTCGAGTTTCGCTGCGTGCCGTTCGAGGGCCTGGCGGAGCGTCCGTTCAAGCTGCGACTGAGCATCATCGGCGGCGATCGCCCTACCCTGGTCCTGCGCATTGTCCAGCTGGAAGCCCAGCAGGAAGATATGGCCACTGAGTTCCGCGATCTGCTGGTCGAGAAATTCAAAGACAGCCAGGTGGAAACCTTTATCGGCTCGTTCAGCGCTTAATTACGT